CCCTCCTGGATCCTAACTAGATCTATAAAACCCTTGTCTAAACGAAAGTGAGTCACCATGGCGCGGGTAACGAGGAATCGGTCTCGTACAAAGATTGTCGGGACTAACTCCTCTAGATTTTGGACGTCTCCTCAGACGCCCGGATCATTTAGTTCCAGTAACTTCAGCATTTCTGATACGTGTGCTGATAGTCATGGAGCTCCCGTAGTGGCATCAAACCTGGATCTATTTAACGTTCGGTCGTCGCTTTTCGCAAACGACCTTACGTGTCAGGCTGGTGTCTTCCATGGTGAGTGGCAAAAGTGGTATCCGCAGTCGATCGTGGGCACGTCGCCCTTGACTCCTCTGTCGGCTCCCGTTGGTTTGGGACTAAACATAGTAGCCGCTACTAATCCTTCGCGGCCGTCCCTAACCATTCCTGAGCTTGCTCAGGACCTTTTGCAAATCCCCAGTCAGATCCGCGAACTCGGTGAGCTGCTCCGACATCCTAGTAAAGCCCTTGACCCCTCTGGGGCCTCGGATACTTACCTAGGTATCAAGTTCGGATGGCTTCCCTTGATCAAAGATCTCCAGGACTTAGCCAATCTTCAGAACCTTGTCAATCAACGCGACAGGGAACTTCAGAAGCTTTATTCTGGTTCTGGGCTCAAACGACGGATCGATGTTGCTAGTGATACAGTAACGTCTTCGTCTTCGCAGTCATGGCTCGCTTGCGCGACCATCAACGCGAGTACGACTATAAGCATCACTGATGCTCGTAGGAGTTGGGCCACCATCCATTGGAGACCCACTCAGCCGCCAAAATATCACCCGCACACTGACGGTTACAATCGCCAGCTCCGCAAGCTCGTCCTTGGGCTTACGCCCGAAGGTGCTGTTAAAGGCCTTTGGAATGTTATCCCTTGGACCTGGTTAGCGGGTTGGTTTAGTAACTTCGGGAACTATCTTCAACAGTTCTCGAATACGGTTCCTGCCTCGCATGATAGCGTATGCTTCATGTCCGAAGTACACCGTACGTATCAGGTAGGTTCTACTACCTACTCGGGTACACCCTTCACGTCTCGGTCAGGGACCGGACCTACGGGTTCCGCCGTTCATGTGCGAAAGACTCGACAAGTCCTCGCCCATGCTTTCGTCGCCGGCTCTATGCCTTATGTGGGCATAGATAAACTGTCTGTTTTGGGAGCGTTGTTTGCGCAACGTTTTCTGCGCAGATGACACCCCTCAACAAAGGAGCCTATCCATGCTTGGTTCGACACTCGTGATAACTCTTGATGGTTCGGGAGGGACTGCGAAGACCCTCCCACTCATCAACCAGGATGGTTATACATCCGAATACTTTCTGGATGATACAACCGTGACTTACCGTGCAAAAGTGCGGCATAGTCGGGATAATGTCAAGGCCGGCACACAGCCGTTTGACCGTCATACTGTGACGTTCACTCGGTTTGTTAAACCGACTGAAGCCATCCCTCTGGGGTCGCAATCCGATTTGACGTTTACCGTTCGAAACGATCCGAACGGCGTCGCATCAGACATCATTGATGTCTCCGAAGCCTTGTCCTTCTACATGGTCAAGGCCGGTGGAATTGCGGCCAAGCTTCTAGGCTGGGAGTCTTAATCCAGCCAAGCGTCAGGCCTTCTTAGCCTGAGTCACGAGTCCGGCCAGCCGTAGAGTGTCAAACATGGAGTAGTATCATGTCAACACCGAAAAGCTACGCCGGATATGCCCTTAGTGTGTTCTCAGCACTGTTGAAAGATTGTGCTGCTACTTACCCAGGGCTTCGCCGGGAACTTAATCGAGATCTAATTCGGTTAGGATCCGCCATCGAAAGTCATGGAATCCGCTTCGTAACGGAAACCATGCCGTCTTACCGTAAGCACCTTGATCAGTGCCTCGATAAGAAATGCCTAACGTCTACTCGCCTTACCCACTTCGGGGTTAGGAAGCGGACGAGTGTTATCCCTAGCTTTTTCCAGGGGTTAACACGACGCATTTTCGATGATTCAGGCGAGTTGAAACCTGATTTCGACAAAGACGCAGTTCGCTGGCTTCGGCAACTCCTAGGAGTTTTCCGTAAGTTTCGCTTAGACTGCGGTCCTGAGCGCAAGTTAATCGCGCTTAAGGATTTCGTCGAAGTCGACGGAGAGTGCTTCATCCCAAGCCATAACTGGAATGAAGGTGTTGCACCCTCATCAACGTTGGCCGATGCGTCCCAGGACTTTCGGGACGCTATAGCTTTCGCTGATTTGCCGCAAGGCATCGCCCCACCCATGTTGTATGGTCTTTTAGCCTCTATACAAAAGGCTGCCGACTATATAACATGTTCGCTAGGGTTCTTCGATCCTAGCGAGTGGAGGTTTCATCATGGACCAGGTGCCGTATCTGACGCCAAGTTTGGGAGTTATAAGTATGATTTCCCGACCTGGTCAGATCGCCTCGACTCCGTATTCTCCTATGCTGACTTCGCTCTTGCGAACTATGGTCAACTCAGAGATGCGGTTGCTTGTAGGGGTACACATTCG